CCCGGAGATTATGCAGTTGGTTCAGGCCTCGCCAACAGCCCAATCGATTCTTGCTGCTGCGTCAGCTTATGTTAATGAGCATTTGACGATGCAGTTCAGAAAAGAAATCGAAAGAGAGATGGGCGCAGAGTTGCCTCCTGAGGGGGAACCTCTGCCGCCTGATGTCGAAAAACGCCTTTCTTCTCTGGTGGCAGAAGCTGCAAGAAGGGTTACTGCTACAGCTCAGGCCCAGGCAGAGCAAGAGAGAATTCAGCAGCAGCAACAAGACCCACTTATACAAATGAAAGAAAGAGAGGTTGCTGTCAAGGAAGCCGAGGTTCAGAGAAAGGCTCAGGCCGATCAGGGCAAATTGCAGCTTGATGCTCAAAAAGCAATGACGCAAGCTGAATTAGAAAAAGCAAGAATAGAATCACAAAATGAAATAGCGGGAATGAATGTAGGACAGCGTATTGCTAGCGATTTGCTAGAGAATGAGCAGCTTAAAGATAAATCAGCAAGAGAAGACTACCAGAAAGGAGTTGACATCGGCATAGATATCGCCAAAGATAGCAATAAGAATGATTAGTAATATCAAAGAGCAAGCATACTCTTCGATGGTGGAATCATCTCTTTCGGAGTTTATGAAAAAAAGGCTCCGAGATGTTATGAATCAACATGCGGATCATATATCAACAGGCGCTTGCAAGGATTACAGCGATTACCAGAAGATGGCCGGAATAATAGAAGGTTTGGCTCTTGCGGAAAGGGAGTTGCTCGACTGGGTTGAGCGGCATGTAAATGAATAGCAGCAATGAAAGGGCTTTAAGAGAGCCGCCAGAAAGCGACAAAGACCCTGTTCTTAAAGAGGTTCTTAAAAGCAAGCTTCCCGATCCCAAGGGGTGGAAAATATTGGTGGCAATGCCGATTGCCGATGAAAAAACTGATGGGGGGATATTAAAGGCCGCTTCTACGGTAAGAGATGAAGAGCTTTCCAATATGTGCGGATATGTCATTAAGATGGGAAAAGAATGCTACCAGGATGAAAAAAGATTTCCGTCTGGTCACTGGTGTAAAGAGGGTGAGTGGGTTCTTTTCCGAGCTTATTCGGGCACCCGTATAAAAATGTATGGGGAGGACAAGAAAAGAGGTCAGGAATTCAGATTAATCAATGACGATACTGTGGAAGCAGTCGTTGCTGATCCTACGGGAGTAGTAAGAGTATGAGCAGTGCGGGCCAGGAAATTGTTAATGAGGAGCCTGTTGAGACTGAGCGGCAATCAAGTGAAGACAGGTTTTTCGGGGTAACAACAGAAATAAACACTGGTTCTTCTGAGGATGTTGAGATAGAAATTATTGATGATGTTCCAGAAGAAGAGAAAAGGCCAAAAAAATCTAAAGACTCTTCATCCGGTTCCGACGAAGAAATTGATGCTGAAATAAGCAACTACAGCAAAAGGGCCGGAGACAGAATAAATCAGCTAACCTATCAATATAATGAAGAAAAACGATCCAAGGGCCAGGCTGAAAGAGTTGCTGCTGAAGCCGCTGAAAGAGTTAAAACTCTCATGGCCGATAATCAGCGTTTGGAGCAAATGGTATCTCAGGGAGGGGACGTACTAAATAAAACAGCGCATAACAATGCGTTGTGGGCAAAGCAAAGCGCCACCGAGTCTTACAAGAAAGCTTATGAAGAGGGCGATGCTGATGCAATGGCAAAGGCTCAGGAGCTTCTTTCTCAGGCAACGCTTGCGGAGCAGCAATCCGGGTCTACAGCTCAGAATGTTCATTCTCATATATTGAGAAATATGCCTGCTCAGGCTCAAATTCCAGAACAGCAGGTTGAGAGAAAGCTTGATCCCGATATGGAAAGATGGGCTAGAAAGAATCCCTGGTTTATGGGGTCAGAGCCTTTTCAGAAACAAATGACGTCCTATTCGCTTTATATAGATCAGGTTTTGGTTGAGAAGGGAATCGATCCTAAAACCAGAGCTGATGAGTATTATTCAGAAGTTGACTCAGCAATGAGGAAGCAGTTTCCAGAATTTTTTGGTGCTCAAAATGATAGCAATTCAGAAATGGTTGTTAATGTAGAGCCTCAGAAACCACAACCACAAACGGTTGTTGCATCCGTAACGAGGGATAGCGGAAATAAAAAACCCACGCAAATACGTCTGACGAAAACCCAGGTTGCCTTCGCTCGGCAGCTAGGAATTTCACCAGAAAAGTATGCTAATCAATTACTAAAGGAATCTTAAATGGCAGAGCAAAAAAACACCGTTGACGCAGTGAAAGAAAGCTCTTCCAGGAAAGAAAAATCCTCCAACCAAGAGCGTAGCCCAAGGGCTTTAGACAGCAGAGATGCTGCCCAGCGTATACAAAGCTGGGAAAATCCCACTAACTTACCAGACCCCGAACCAAGACCAGGATGGCAACATAGGTATATTGTGACTACTGTTTTAGGAGAGTCTCACAATAAAAACGTATCAAAGCGATTCAGAGAGGGATGGGAGCCTTGCAGGCTTGAAGACTATCCTGAGTTTGATAATGTGATACAGGACTATAATTCTGATTGGTCTAAAAAGGGGAACATTGAGATTGGTGGGCAGTTGTTATGCAAGATGCCAACCGAGCTTGTGGAAGCAAGAAACAGCCATTTTAAGAAAATGGGTGCAGACGAAGTTGAATCAGCAGAACAAGGCTATCTAGAAGGGAGTGATCCTCGTATGCCAACCAAACAAGTGTTTGAGAGGAAGTCGAGGACAACTTTTGGTAGGGACTCGTAAAGAGTCTGGTATTAATTAATTAGCCGGAATTTTCCGGCAGGAGACAATAATGGCAGCAAGTGCAACTCCTCACGGAGCGGTTCCTGTTGGGTCATTGGTGTCTTGTGCATACAATGCTAAGGTTACGCACTACAAGATCAAAAGCGCCTATGGAACTTCTATTTTCTATGGCGATGTTGTGAAGTGGGCGGACGATAACCCGAATACAACTATAGCTAAGGATACAGGTACAACAGCCTGTACCCCTATAGGCATATTCCTTGGATGCGCTTACACTGATCCAACGACCAACCAGTTTACGCCAAATCAGTATTTTCCAGCCTCTACGGCTGCGAGTGATATTGTGGCGTATGTTTGTTCTGATCCTTTTGTGATTATGCAGATGCAATGCGATGGTGCGGCAGACCAAGACGATCTTGGTAAAAACTGCGCCCTTGTGCAGACCGCAGGATCAACTTCGATTGGAAGAAGTAAAAACTCGGTCGATATATCGACTGTAGCAACCACCGCGACATTGCCTGTTAAGATCATCGATTTTGTCGATGGCCCTGACAGCTCGATTGGTGATGCCTACACCGATGTATTGGTAATATTCAACTCTCAGTCTGCCTTCGGTACTGGCGGACATCAGTTGCTTAGTGCAACTGGTATTGGTTAAGGGAGATAAATAATGGCAGCTATATCAAGAGCACAAACGCTCAAGCAGCTACTCCCTGGACTCAATGTTATTTTCGGGGATGAATATGCTGAGTATCCAGACCAGGCCAAGGAAATCTATGCAACTGAGAATTCCGAGAGATCGTTCGAGGAAGAACTCAAGTTGTCAGGTTTCGGTGCAGCGCCGGTTAAAGATGAGGGTGCAGCTATCAGTTATGATACTGCTGAGGAGTCTTTCGTTGCTTGCTACACTCACGAAACAATAGCGATGGGATTTTCTATCACGGAAGAGGCAATGGAGGATAATCTCTATGTATCTCTTTCTGGTAGATATACCAAAGCCCTTGCTCGTGCAATGGGTCATACTCAGCAAGTCAAAGCTGTATTTCCTCTCAACAATGGCTTTACCAACAGTTATCAGTCAGGCGATGGCGTGAATTTATTCACGGCATCAAGTGATGGAGTAACTGGTGGCGATGGACATCCATTGGTCAGTGGCGGAAAGAACTCTAACCGTCCTACTACTGCCGCTGATTTGAACGAAACGTCTTTGGAAGACGCCGTAATTCAGATCAGCAAGTGGACGGACGAAAGAGGTCTTAAGATTGCAGCTAGGCCTAAAAAGCTGATTATTCCTGTTGATCTTGAGTTTGCGGCAACTCGATTGCTCAAGAGTGACTACAGGTCTGGAACTTCTGACAACGATGTTAATGCTATTAGGACAAATGGCGTGATACCTGAGGGCTATTCAGTTAATA